TCATGCGGTAGATGAAATTCAGCGCCGTCGTGGTGCTTTTCTTGCTTGCGCGGCTGCCTTTGCACACGCGGTAGCGCCCTGTGAAGCGCCAGAACGCGCCGTAGCCGCGCCCGACGACATCCGGCAGGTAGATTCGCGGCTGATTAGTCGTCAAGCGCATCCTCTCCCGCCAGAATCACCGGCAGACTGCCCGACACATCCACCCTGTCCGTGAACAGCCCGTAGCGCTTGCCCAGCAGCTCCGCCGCCTTGTTCGCGTCGCACAGCCGCGCCGGAATCTCGACGACCTTCGGTTCTTCCTTCTTCGTCGTGCGCCGGGTGGGCTTGCCGCCGCCCTCGCCGGGGATGACTTCCGTCTTCTCCTCCATGCACGTCACGACGACAAATTCCTTCATCTCCCGGCGCATCACCGCCGTCAGGTATTTCAGCACTTCGTCCTGCTTGGCAATCAGCGCATCTTCCTTTTCGTCCATGCGCTTTTTGATGTTTTCAGCAACCTTAGGTTTTGTGAGGTTTTCTGCCGCAATCGCCGCCGCTGTTTTCGGGGAATATCCGGCGCGGATGGCGGCTTGCGTCGCGTTCAGGTCAATCAGGTACTCGTCGCAGAAGCGGCGCCGTTTCTCGGTCAGTCCAGCCAAGTCCACCATCCTTTCTGGAATGCGGAATTGCGCCTCCACACGCGGGGCACAGCGAATTCGGGGCACAAAAATACCCGGCGGAGACTGGCGCGTCCGTCGGGTGAGGTGATTGGAGGTTTCCATGTGCAGTATAGCATGAGTGGGGTATGAAATACTATGATATTCTATGCACACATCTGCAGTAATGGCAAGAAAAAAATCGCCGCAAGCTGGAACTTGCAGCGATTGTCCTGCTGGTTATCCTATTTCTTTCAACCCACGCTCCCACGCAGGGAGCGACTAAAAGAAAAGCACACAAGCCGAACGGCTCATTTCAATCCACACTCTCCGCGAAGAGAGCGACAGCGAGCATTTACATACTTCACCTCCCGATTGTAACATATGCAGGGCAGGAAGTCAAGCAAGCGACAAGCGTTCACGGTTTCATTTCATGCAGATTGAGCGGAAAATTGTGAAAATCTTCGTTTCGTCTCTTGACACAATATGTTTATTGCGGCACAATAGTACATGAAAGGAGTGTCATCATCATGTGCTACAACCCGTCTAATCCCCCTGTCGAAAGCATCCCCGCCCTCATCAAGAGCAAGCGCAAGGAGCGCGGTCTGACCCAGCGCGCCCTTGGCGAAATGTGCGGCTATACCGGCGCAAGCGCTGAACGCGTCGTGCAGCTGTGGGAGTACGGCAAGCAGTCCGTGCCGCTGGAGCGGATGCGCACTGTTGCCGCCGTGCTGGAAATCCCGGTGGATTTGCTCGTGCCGTGAGCCTCCACCGGGCGAAAAGTTCCCCTCAAGTTGGAAGAACACGCGGATTCCGGCAAGGCTACGGAAGAAAACGCGTAAGCGCGGGTCGCTCCCCGCGTGGGGAGCGTGGATTGAAATACCATCGTGCAAGCCGCGCAGACCACTGCCGCCAGCAGACACAGCACGCCGATTATCGCCATTTTTCTCACCTCCACGCCGCATCAAGCGTCTTTTTCCGCGTCCAGCACCTCTTGAAACGCCTCCAGCGCCTGCCCGTGCAGGGAGCAGACGTGCCGCCACGAGTAGTTCATCTCACAGGAAATCTTCTCGAACGTCTCAAACAGCAGATACCGCCGGAA